TAGTAATATATTAAATTACCTAGTGAAGAAGCAAGATAAGTGATCGTGGGCTTGTTTGAAGGTACACATTAGTGGTTACTTGGTACAGTTTAGAAGTATACGCCAAAGTGCCACACAAAAAGAACATTCTACGGAACTCAACTGAACTAGCTATTCAGAGGTAGTATACTGCCTACAAAGAAAGTATATAGTAGAATTAGGGAGTATGAAGTGTCCACTGGTCGCAAGATTACTCCCCCAATGGTTAGAACACAGTTTTTCCTCCTGAATGTTTTACTGTGTTCTTATGGGGAATATATAATAAGCGTTAGAGCTTAACGTATTCCCCAGCGTAACTTGACGAATTAAAAAAAATAAATACAATATTTAGTATGTCAGAAGCATTAGGTACACAATTTCATAATCAGCTCATTAAACAATTTGTAAATAGAAGATATGAATTAGGATATACTTTAGCACAAATGGATGATATACTAGGAGTAGCGAAAGGACTTGTATCAAAATGGGAAGTAGGAATGAGACGACCATCTGGTTTTCTATTCTGCTGTTGGGCAGATAGTTTAGGATGCGAACTAGAACTAAAAGAGAAAAAAGAATAAAAGTAGGAACATACTTTGATTCATTAAGTCCACCAGAAAAAGAAAAATACAAAGAAAAAAATAAACCACCTGGCTGTCAATGCACAGCAAATGATTTAATATTAAGCAATAGTATCTATTGGTACTGTGGTAAATGTAAGGAAATAAAATGACACATCATTTAAATAAACACCCAACTCAAAAACAAATAGGTGGAGATCATTATAAAAAATATAAAATACAACCAATAACTTTTATATTAGAAAATGAACTTGGTTTTTGTGAAGGCAATATTGTAAAATATATTTGCCGATATAAACAAAAAGGTAAAGAACAAGATCTAAATAAAATTATTCATTATGTAGAACTATTAAAAAGTAAACACTATGATTAACTTAAAACCAAAAATAGATGTAGATTTTAATAACCCTTATGAAAGGAGAAGATGGTTTAATCAAAAAATATTTAAGTTTATGTATCATAAACTACAACCAGAAATTCGTTGGGAATTTTATGACAGACTTATGGCAAACAAAATTCCTTACAAAGAAAAAGAAAAAATAATTAAATTAATGAGAATGGAAGAGAATGAAAAAAAACAAAAATACCAAAACAAAAAATCAGAAAGAAACTTCTCACCAAGGTCAATCTATGACATTATCAAAAAACCCAAGTAATCAATGGCTTGATATAATTAAACATGGTGTAGGTGAAAGACCATTAGGCATTGGTGGTACAGATGCTGCACGTATTGTAGAAGGTGATTGGAAAAACTTATACAATGAAAAACTAGGTTTTCAAGATCGTGAAGATCTATCTAATGTACTACCAGTTCAAATGGGAATACACACAGAATCATTTAATAGACAATGGTATAACAAGCAAACAGGATGTTATGTAAAACATACAGCAGATGTCATTGTAAATTGTAATCACAAATTTATGTTTGCAAGTCTTGATGGAATGGTAGAAAAAAATAATGAGCTTATGGTATGGGATGCAAAACATACCAATGCATTTATGAAACGAGATAAATTAGTAGAAAAATATTATCCTCAAATGCAACATTATATGTTAGTAACAGAATTAAAAAAAGCTGTATTATCAGTATTTTATGGTAACTTAAAATGGGAAGAAATTATTATTGAACAAGATAAAGAATTTCAATGGAGTTTACTCAAAGCAGAATTAATGTTCTGGAATATGTTTGAAAACAACGTTGAGCCACCTGATCATATGGATTGGGAAAATTTTACAAAGGAGAGTTATAATGAACATGGAAACATCACAATACCCATCATTAGCAGGGTACAAGAAGAAGGGAACGAGTCAAAAAGCAGCTAAAGAAATTAATAGATTTTCTAAAAGCATCAAAGTAAAAGCTCTACAAGTTCTTAAAAATAAAAAAGATTATGGAGCTACTGCAGATGAAGTAGCAAACTTATTAAGTATTAGTATCTTATCAGTAAGACCAAGATTTAGTGAATTATTAGCTCATGGTTGTATTGAAGAAACTAAAAAAACTAGAAAGAATGAATCTGGTAAACAAGCAACAGTATGGAGATATGTAAAAGATGTCGAATAATAATAAAAAGTATTGGGATCAACTTAAAAAAACAGATCCTAGATTTACTAAAAAAGTAAACAAAGGTTTTGGTGAAATCACAACGATTGATCCAATGTCACAAATTATGAAAATGACCGAAGTATTTGGTCCAGTAGGTGAAGGTTGGAATTATACTTGTAATTACAATTATACTACTGATTTAGTTTTTGCTGAAGTATCTGTAGCTATACAAAAAAACAATGATCATTTCTGGAACTACTATGGGCCAGTGTGTTCAGTACAAAAACTATACAGAAAGACAGGTGCATTAGATGATGAAGCTCCAAAAAAAGCGATGACAGATGCACTAACAAAAGCTTTTAGTCACTTAGGTGTATCGGCTGATGTATTCTTAGGATTACATGATAACAGCAAATATGTAAGTGATCTAAAGAAAGAGATAGAAACAAAAGCTTCTATCGTCAACAAGGATAAAGTTAAACTTGTTGGTAACAACTAACGTGAAGGAGAATATATGATTAATATTGTAACACTTGTAGGTAGACTTGGTGGAGATCCAGAATTTAGAGATACTAAAGCAGGATCTCAATATGCAAAGCTTACTCTTGCTACTAACAAATTAATAAAACAAGGAGAAGAATACAAAGAAACAACAGAATGGCATAATGTTCTTGTATTTAATAAAGCTCTTGTTGGTATTGTAAGTAAGTCAGCTGCTAAAGGTACATTGATGTTTATTCAAGGAGCTATGCAAACAAGAACGTATGAAGTAGATGGACAAAGACGTTACACAACAGAAGTAGTTTGTGGTGGTTATGAACATACAATAAAAATATTATCGTCAAATCCTAAAAAACCTGATAATAATAATACTTCAGATGATACTCCATCTGAAGATATACCATTCTAATCTTTCTTTCCTTTCAATTAGGATGGTTTGAGCAAAGCGAGGATAGTTTGTTGTTTTCACCTCGCTTTGTTCGTTGATTAATTCTCATTACTATGTAACTTACACTTATGATTATAAGTGAAGATGAAGTTCAAGCTGTAATGAAAAAACTGTATCAAATTATTGATCATGATTTTATTATCGTTAATGGATTAACAGCAACACAAACAGCATTAATATCTATTGCAATTAACTTGTCAGATGTATTTGAAAATAGTAAAACTACTGAAAAAATATTACAACATGCATTAGCAGAATTGGAGAAAGATAGATATGTTATTAAAGGAAACAAACTTAATTGAACAAACAAAAGATAGAATAAAAAAACACGAAGGTTATTCTAATACAGTTTACAAAGACACCAGAGGATTTCGCACCATAGGTTATGGTCATTTATGTTATGATGACGAAGGTTGGATTGATGGAAAGGTTTACAAGAAAGAAGTTTTAGAAAAACAATTTGATGTAGATTTTAAAATAGCATGTGATCATGCAGAAAAAATTTATCTTCAAGGTAATGTTACAATGAATCCAAAAGCTTTAACTATTTTAACTGAAATGATTTTTCAGCTTGGGTATAATGGAGTAAAAAAATTTAAAAAAATGTTAACAGCAATCTATCAAGAAAAATTTGATATTGCAGCTAATGAAATGTTGGACAGTTTATGGAACAAACAAACACCAAAAAGATCAAAAAATCTATCAGACCTTATGAGAAAAATAGAAAAAGAAAAAGTTGTTACACCTGTAGAAGAGAGTATCTAACAGATTTAATGTGTCCAAAAATACCAGCTGGTCATCATTATGATGATCTAACAGAATGGTATTGTTTAAAATGTTATAATAAAAAGTTTAATGGCTAGACATAGTAGTGACCTCCTATGTTTTACACAGCACTACTAATACAATGCTTTAGGTTTGTCTTTTCCTATAAAATTGTATTGCGGTCATTAAAAAGGGGGTAATGTAAGCAAACGCATTATCCCCCTATTTTTTAGCTCTCAGATCAAAGTTTTAATTCTCAGGTACAATCACCCTAGAAAGGTCTTATTTGTCCTTCTGTGTCCAATTTTGAGCTATTTTTTCTCCACTTCTACCAGCAATATACCCTCCAACACCTATTGTGAGCAGATTCCACATCTGATCAGGTATATTTAGCTCTATAGAAGTACCAAAAAAAGCATTAGCAAAAGGAGCTATGATATGATTATTAGCTATAACAATGATACAGATCCACATTAAAGCTGGTCGCCATGTAGCTGTTAACCAATGTTTAGAAGAAGCTTCAGCTTGTATAATTTTAGACTTAGCAATTAGTTCTTCATGATCGCCATTGACTAACTGTGTATTTAATTCATGCTTAAGCTTTTCTTTTAGATCTTTATCAGGCACAGCTTTATCAACTATACCACCAATCATTTTAGCTAATGGACCAACAGCTGCTAGTGCTTGTATCATATAATATTACTAATAATAATAATAACAATAATAGCTGCCACACCATAAGCAAACATCTTTCCATTTTTAGAAAGACTATTCCACCATTTAGTTAATTTATCCATATTGTTTCTCCAATCTATCCATTGATATAAATTTACTTTCTTGAATATGATTATCCCAAATACCTAATTCGGTTATATTCCAAGACCATCCATTCATATTAAGTTTAGCATATTCTTCTATATGACCATAGGGTAAAGAACAACCGACATTTACTACTCTTACCCACTTATTGTAGCCAATCTTTGTTGACTTCCAATCTCTAGCTTTATGAGTATGCCCAAAAACTAGATCATGTATACTATCATTAGCAATCTGAACTTCAGCATTTTTACCACCATACTCTTTACCCATAATATTAAGAGGAGCATGAACAAAAGCTACACCACCAACATATTTAAATTCTCCATATTCTGATACTGTCCATCCATATTTATAAAAACTATCATATAATTCTTTCTTCATCATTCCTTGTATCTCTGGTATTCTTTCTTCAAATCTATGTACTCTTATCTCATGATTACCCATACAAAAATGATGAGGAATATCTCCAACATATTTATTTAAAATAGATAATGCATTACGCATTGATTCTATATCAATCATAAATGCATCTTTTAATTTACCTTGTTGAGTATCATTCTTTTGAAAAAACGAAAGACTATCAAAACTTCCACAATCACCTATATGAACTACATAGTCAGGTGAGTTATCTTTTATATATTTACCAATCCATTCAAATCTATCTTGTGATAGATGAGGACTATCATGAGTGTCACCAATAACGAGGACTTTGTGTCCTTGAAAATACATGGATTATTTATAGGTTAAAATCTTAAGTGTTGTCCAGACAATAGTTACAATTACTCCTATGAACGCTACAGCTTTAATAGCTCCTTTTCCTGTAGCTAGTTCTTGTTTAAGTTTAATTATCTCTGCTCTATTTTCTTTAACTTCATCTTTAATTTCATTTAAAGTAAGCTGCAATAATTTTAAATCATCAGACATTTGCAGATCCTAATGGTAAACATTTCATAATTAAACTAGAGTTTCTTTGAATTAAATCTTCATTTGAATAAGCAACAATATTATCTATGACAACATTACATTCTTCATAAGAATTAAATCTAGCTGGAACTTCTGTTTTAAAACACATATCTAAATTTTGTTCACCAACACTTAATAAACATAGAATAACTGATATATGCCACATTTAACAATTCCATTTTCTAAGTGATTTATTAATTCTTGAATTAGGATCTTTAGCTGTCTTTGCAGAAGTTAATTTCTTTTTCATACCTTTCATTCTAGCACAAAAAGATATTCTTCTCTTAGAAGCTTTAGATCCTTTTTTTAATTTAGATGGTTTAGTAGTAACAGCTGTTTTTAATTTACTGCCTGGATTAGCTCTTCTATAAGAAGCAACGCCTTTTTTATTTAAACCACCAGAAGGACTTTTACCTTCTTTACGCTGCCAAGCAGGACTAGCCATTACTCTCTGTAATCTCCATCAAGCTCAAGTCTAATACTTTTAATTTTATATTTTAACTCAAGTAATTCTTGTTTAATTTGAATAACGTTTTGATTTTGTTGTACTGTAACAACATCATCTTTGAGTAATTCAAACTCATTAAAAAGTTTACCCACAAAAAAAACATTCCCAATAAGAGTACCAAGCAAACCCATTAGGATAACAATATTTTTTATATTTAATTCTACTTGAGCCACTAAGCACCACAGCTCTCACATTCATCAGGACACTTACAATCTGCTTTTGTTGTTGCTCCACAATCAGGACAAGGATTAATCATAGTTTATTATACTCCTCTAACACTTTCTCATATGTTATTTCTGAATATGGATTTGTGTCATGCCATATAACTAATCCAAAAGAATCAGCACCAGATATCCATTTTAAATTTGTTTCAAACTCATTTTGATTTTGTGGTATTGCATTAGTAACTCTACATTTTGCATTAGGATTAATTACTTTTATTGCGTCAAAAAACTTTTGAATATCATTCATGCTAAAATCTCCATAGCAACTATTTGTGACCCAGCACTACCACCAGCATTATAATTATTTAATTGAACGGAAACGCCATTATCATAAGTAGTCCAACCAAAAACATAACGAATAGCCGAAGTCGTATTTGGACTATCAAGCCAAAAAACATTTCCAGCTACCATTCTATCTGCTGATGTACTTCCTGACCAAGCACCAACATCAGTTGCAACTCTTGTCGCCGAAGTAGTCCAACCGCTATCTCCACTACCGCCTGTTTGTCTAAATAATCTGTATACAGCTTCGGTTACTCCATTTTTAGATAAGTTACCTACACTTAAAACTAAAACTTTAGAACTTGTAGATGATGGAGTAATATCAACATGAAGTCCGTCATCAAAACTACTACTATCTGTTTTTGCTAGATATGATGTATAATGAAATTCTTTTACTTGTGAAACCTTACCACCGCTAATACCAGTTAAACTAGCACCACTAATAGCTGGTAAATTTCCTGAAAGCACAGTTGCGTCTAGTGATGTAATTGTACTAGGAAGTGATGTACCAGATTGTTTTGATAAATCCAAAGTTGTAAAAGGCATTATAGTTTACTCCAAATTGAGTGTGTTAAGTTTCCTTGCTCATCTCTAGCAAGTAATAAATCATACTCATCTTCCGTTGTATAATCTTGCGGTATATCTCTTAATGCTTGTCTGTAAGTAGTCATAGCGTCTGACATAGTGACATCACTTAAAGCATAGAAATCTGTTTCTTGAAGTTTTTGATTTCTTATAGATTTTATTTCTGTAAGTTTTCTATTAGCACTAGCATTGTTCCAAACTGTTTGTTGAGCGTCAAACTCAGCTTGTTCTTCGGCTGTCATTTCTCTACTTACACCATTTATATTTATTGTTGTCATATTATGTTAGCACTCCATATATTGCACCAGAAAGACTATCAAAAGTACCTGTGCTTGGAAAAATTTTAAATCCTGTTATAGCTGTTGTGCTGTTCCACTCAGCAGTACCATGACCACTAAATGTATAATTGCCAGTTCTTCTACCACCGCCTGCAAAAACTAATCTCTTTTTAGTAGTTGTGCCTGATGGATAATACAACGT